TTGTAGTGTAGGACTGTTATCATTAGATACTCTAGTTGGTGTATCTAAATTTGGAATATTAGCACCACCAGAACGAGCACGAGAAGTCTGTGGTGAAAAGATACCCAGAGTTTCACTAAATAATTTAGTCTTACCAATATTGGTCTCATCTAGCCCGTATCTAGACAAGAAATTTTTAGCAAATTGCTTTCGCTTCATAGAATTGAGACGCTTCTGAGCCGCAGCACGACGTTCAGAGCTTGGAGCAACTACTCGCTTGGTGTTTGTTATAGGTGATTTAATGCCCTTGATTTTCGGGAGCTTCACTTAGATTTCCTCTGCCAACTTATTTTTTTCTTTATCTAAATATGCCAAAAGTAGATCAATATAAAGATCTCGTTCAAAGGGTAACATATCTTCTATTTCAGTAATTGAGTATTTATGATGTTGAGCCATAGCAAAAATAGTAGTATAGTAGTTTGCTAATGTGTTATGACTCAACGCCAAGTAAAAAAATCATTTAACGTAGTCAATTCAATAAGTCGTTTTGATCCTAGTGAATTGGTATATTCGATCTTATAATACATCTGAGGAATATTATCAAAGAATGCCTTGATCTTATCAAATGTCTCTACATCAAGATCATCTAGCCATGCTGCAAGTTCATCTGGAGCGACTTCACTTGCAGGATATACAGTATTCTCATCATATACAGATTCAATACATGAACGAATGAGGTATTCAGTCAATTCAGTTACTGTACTATTTTCTGGTACATTTTCAAGAACTTTAACTGACGGATATGACATAAGCATACCAATAGTATCTGTAATTTCAATTCGGTTGGAAATTACAGTTTCGAGATTAGTTACAATGACCTCATCTAAATCAATCTCAAAGTCATAAATCTTATCATCTTCATTATCTCTGTAAGATACATTAATGACGTTATTTACTGACATTGATCTAAGTTTAAGGAAAATGAACTCAAGATCAAATGTAGCAAGCTTGTCAACATCTAAGACAGTCTGTGAACAATTCTGGATGACTTGCTTAATTGCAAGAATAATATCTTTTTCAGTACCACTTTGCTGACCCATGAGAAGAATCTTTTCTTCTTTGACGGTAAAAGGTCTAAATAGAATCGGCTTTTTTGTGGAAGGAATTTTAAGTTCAAATAGCGGCTTATCAAGTTTAGGTAGTGCCATAATTTAGCTCCATTATTTAGGAAATTTTCCGTAGGTAATTTCATAGTCGGTGTAGGCAATAGTGACTTGCAATTTAAGTGGTTGACCATCAGCCCAATTAAGATTTAGTGGCGTAACAGCTTTAGGAAATGCTTTAAATGCTTTAAATGTCATTGACGGATTTGTATCCGCTTCGGCCTCAGTATATATTTCAATAAAAAGATTAGTAGTATAATGTTCTTTATAACCTACTTCATATGGAACCATACCTGTAACAGGCCCGTCAGCATTTCGTAAGCGTGATTGCCCGCTTGAATGTGTATTCACAATGGTATTCATCCAGTCATAAAAGATTTTATGAACACCTGACTCTGAATCCAATAAAAATGTCAAATTAATATCTTCATATACAACATTATATGGATTAAACTCAATAGGACCATAGCCAATTTTTGGTGGACCTTCAATACCAGCAAATTGCAAACCTGGTATTGATGCAGATTCACAACGAATCATCAATAATCCTTCATTATATAGTTTCTGATATTTTGTTAACCTCTCTAAATAAGTTGGTCTGCCAAAATATGCAATGTACTTATTATCTCTAAGCACACCTTTAGTATTAATATTTGAAATGAAATTGTTTATTTTAATTCCGCCTACCATTTTAGTTACTCGTTACTTTCTTTCTTGACTCTGCCCATACTTGAGTCTTTGTGGCTTTAGCAAATCGTTCTGTTGGTAACCAAATAGCAATATCCCATTCAGAAGGATAAACATACATAAATTTAGACTTCATATGATTAACTAGATACTGCTTCACACAAGGCTCAAAATATCTGTACTTTGAGGCGCTCGTGAGCAATTGATAGCTAATTCTAAGTCTAGTAGATTCATCATACCTACTATTTATCCTGGTTTCATATAAAGCATCCATGAGTTTTGCTCTAAGCTCTAACGGAAGATAGTGAAGGTTAATACCCCAGAATGAACCTCGTTCTACTCTAAATGGAAAGATTAGAGGTGCTCGGTCATAGTATGGAAGTGTGTCCTTGTGCTTTGGATCATAGAGATACATATACATGGATCCAGGGCGAATCACTTCCTTGATTCGATCTGTGTCAGAATTAATCAACTGACGTTCATTGATACGCTTCTGTTTGGAAGCCATATCTCTGTACCACTTGCGGGCTTCTTCAGTTCGAGCAGGAACTTGACCCGCGCGGACACCTTTTGTGATAATTTCATCGAATACATTTGCCATTAAAATGTTAATCCTAGATCGTCTTCTGTAATTTTGATAAACTCCCAACCTCGATCGGCACAGTACTGTTCTGCCATTTTCCATTTAGCTTCATTAACACCCCAAGTAGCAACCTCATTGATGTATCGCTTTGTTGGTTTACCCTGAACTTTTGGTGGAACTGTTTGAGCTTTTGGCTTCACTTCGATTAAAAAACTTTTAGTCTTGCCATCTTTATCTCTACGCCTCATGAAAAAGTCAGGAAAGTATCTGTGAACCTTTCCGTCGATTGGTGAACGATATGGAATCACAATTTCCTCACTAGACCATTCAAGTACATCAGGATGATCATCTAATTTTGACATTACTATAAGCTCCCATCGACTACGATAAATAATGTTAGTTGGGTCACCTTTATATTTATTCGGATTCTTAGGTGAGAATTTTCCTTTGTATGCCATCTAAATCTCAATATAAATAAAGATATATTTATAAAAATAAAAGGAAACATTCATGGCATTTAATGTCGGGAGTTTTATTAAAGATTCTGCAAAGTCTATTATAGGTAGTGCTGTTGACAATATCATTGGTAATGTTGTCAGTAACCTAGCATCTAATTCTAGACTTCCTGCTAAAAATATCGCCGAATCTATGTTCAATATTGGTGCATCATATCAGAGTGTAGAAGCATTTGCTGCTTTGAAAACTGATACAATTATTACAGGTGCTTCAAATGAATTCTTCGGATTGGCAGGAAAGGAACCTTCTAAGATAGGAGCTACTAATATGGCGGATCTCAGAAGTAAATCCACTAATGACACTAAGACATATCTTTTAAAGATCCATCCCGAAACCAAGATTTCAAGTAAGAAATCTGATTCTAACATTGAAATCTTGGCGATGGTATAATGGCATATCAGAGAGAAGAGATACCAGATAACGGACCAAATGATTCCTATCTCGGTAAGTATCATACCCGATTAACTATTGGTGAGTATAGTAGACCCACACCATTTGACCAATCAAAGTTTAAAACTAAAAAGGTTCTTTATTTTCCCTTACCTGTAGAACTTAGAGATAGCACATCGGTTGGTTATAATAATCAAAATCTTGAATCTGTGGGCGATCTTATTAATCTTGATAGCACTGGAATTAGAGCAGCTGTAGCTCGAAATTCAGGTGAAATGATTAAACATATCGGAGGGAATTTAATCGGTGCAGGAGTTGATGTTTATTTTCCTGGATATGCTAAAGTTTTAGGAGGACCAATAGGAACAGCAGTAAGTAATGTATTATCTGCTGATCAAATTACATCTGCTATTCAACAAATTACAGGCACTGCACCAAACCCTAACCCATCGGTTATGTTTACCGGTCCTGAATTGAGAGAATTTAGCCATTCGTGGACTTTTTATCCAAAAGATGAAAAGGAAAGCATTAAATTACAGAAAATAATTAGAATTTTAAAACAGTCTATGCTTCCTGGGAATAGTTTTGAAAAATCTGCGGCGCTTTTAAATTACCCAAATATAGTTCAACTCAATTTCTTTCCTTGGGATGGAGATGATTCAGATCCTAATAAAGGTGGTCTTGCTAAAGCGCCTTCACCTTGGGGTTGGACTAGAAATAGCATAATACGATATAAAAAATGTGTTATGAAAAGTGTAAATGTAAATTATTCTCCAGGCGG